GCTCAATGATTTTGACTTCCAGCACCATGTATAGATTTTTGGTCGATGCGTTATCCATCTTTACTATATACATCATACTCATTTAGATACATTTCCATTTTCTCTGGAGAGATATGACCTGCATCGAGGTATTTCATAAGAGTTTTTAGGTCAAGTTTCGGCAGTGGTGCTTCAACAATACCACCCGAATGTTCATAATGAATCATCTGTAGACCTGACAATCTTCGAAAATACTGATTCACCCAATGAAATGCCATCTGATGTGGCTTGCCTCTTGAAAGAGTTCCATGAAAGGTCATTCCTGTTCTCTTCACAAGCCCTTCCTCAGTCAACCGAGTGACAATGAACATTGACCGACGGGGATCGGGTGTATCAAATACCTCGTAATGATGATCGGATGCGATCCTCTGAAACTCTCGGACCAATTCTGGTAGAATTCTTTTTACAGCCTTGAAATTGTAAAAACCGTAATAAATGTCCTGACTTGAAAGATCGCAGTTCAGGACATCATAAATATATACGCTACATGCGTTGCAATGTTGGGGTGTTGACATTATTACTTTACCAGGAAGTCTCCTTACGGAGGATACGATCATCCATGGTCTCACGCTCGTCATCATCGACTGTAGGGAGATCTACAGACTGCTCCTCCTCGGGATTATTGACCACCTTTGGTACAAACTCCACTGTAAGTGTGAGAATTGAGTAGCCGGTATACTCACAATTAATCTTAACATGACCAATGTGCCTCTCAAGGCGGGCGATAATATTATACTCGCTAATAAGCTTCAACTTATCGACGTCATCTACCTCAGTATTATTCGTCGTGATACACCGAGGAATGTTCGGAATGTGAATGATAGGAGGCTTACGATTGAATAGAGCCTTCGCGAATGTCTTCACCGGAGACGCTGACTCAATGTACTCGCGAAACTCCTCAAACAACTGATCGGCACATGTTTTCCGATACTCATTTCCCCGATTGATAGAACCCATGATGTGCTTGCAATCTTTAGTTCCGATGATAGGCATCTTGTCTACTTTACAGGCACAGCTTCAGTGTAGATCCATTTTAGCCGAGGAAACTCAGCAGGAAGACGTTGAGTAAATGGGACACAACAACTGCGGCTGCACCCAAAACGCCAGCACCCTGCCAGGACACAACACCACCCGATGTGTATGCATTCGGGATGTAGCGGAGCAGGAGGTCACGAGGAGCTGACAGCGACAAAATTACCGTAGCCAGGAAGAATGAAATATACAAGGTCAGGTTGGCCCACATCATGCGCATCATGGGAAGAGACGGCTTGAACGAGGGAGACATCTGTGTGCGCTGGATATGATCGGATCCAGACACACCATGCATGGGAGGCATAGATTGGGGGAGCTGAGGCGAAGGGAGTAGGGCGTCCAGTGAAGTTGAATCGTCCATTGTTTATGAAGGAGACGGGATTTCACAAGTTGCATCTTCCACGCGATACTTGTAGCATTTTCCATCAACCTTGACTGTCTTGTCTTCTACATCCTCCAACGGCACCCCGAGAATACGATAGGTTGCATAGTTACGATGGAACAAAAGCACGGAGATCCCAAGCCCGATGACAAAAGAGAAAAAGGGACCCGCGCGTTCAAGTGATTTTGTGATGTCGAGCATTACTTCTTGTTGAGACTTGCGAGTAGATTGAAGGAATCCGCTTCGGCTCCACATGGAACCTCGATTGCATGAGTCCGAACGCAACCCGTGTCGGTATGAAAGACGTCCTTGTCGTGGGGAGAGGGAACGGCAACCTCGTTACGCGTAGGCGGAACAATGATACAGGCAATCAACATACCTATGATGATCCCGCCTACAATCCACTGGAGATGGAACATTATACTACAGCGGGAACAACTTTTGGTGCGGGCTTCATGGACATATACTTGAAATATGCAAGTGCTACTGGTGTTGTGATCAATCCGGAGTAGGGAATGAGAATCGCCAATGCGGTCAAGACATACGCAAGGATCAGCTTGTTTTGCAAGACAAACAGCCGATACGGAGCAACAATGCTAAACACCCAAAGTAGGGTCATTATGATCGTAAACGCGATCTTGCCAAACTGCATCAAGATTTCCCATGTTCCGCCTGAAAAGGTCTCGGGCATCTTGAAGGGAGCCACTGCAGGCTTTTCACCCATCTTCACCTTCTGACCATCGGGAATCGCAATGACCTTTTCCACGCCCGCTCCATCAATGATCGTAAGAGTCAACCGACGTCCTGTGATAATGTTTGCCGAGGACTGGGCTTCAGCTACTTTCCGTTGTAAGGTGCTAGACTCAAGCTGATTCTTTTGGAAGTTAATACACTTCGTATCCTGTGCATTTCCACCACACAGTTTGATGGCACTCTCGTTAATCTGTGTCTTCTCGCCATCATCAAGTGCTACGGTCTTGGATCCGGATAACAAGTCAACTGCGGGAACAATGGTATTGTCTGCAACCAGATCTAAATAGCCATCCTTTGCCTTTTCAATCATTGTCTTGGTAATATCAGTTGCGGATTTCTCATCTCCCCACGTGGCACTCTTAATTGTGATGCTCATTATTAGTTAGCGAATATGAAATTCGCAAGACCGCTTACGATACGAAGGAAGTTGATTGACTCAACATACACTCCGAGATTGTAGGTGTATGCAAAGATAACACTGTCTCCATTGGTATTACGAACTACGGATACGACGCTATCCGGTGGATACAAGGGGAGTCCAGTCTTAGGATCCGTCAGCAGAAGCTGAGCGGCTGTAACAATCACTGGATTAGGACTGAAGACCGTTGACTTCAGAACGCAGACGGTTGACTGAGATGCCACGCCCTGAGCGGTGGGAAGGGGTTGTTGGAGACCCAAACGGAGGATCACCTTGTTAAACATACTTCCATTAATTGCTCCACTGGGTTGATACATATCGTTGTTCAGCGCAAACGAATACATGTAGACTCCGGGTATCACGGGTGTGTATCCTGTCGTGTGCTTATACATCTGAAGCAACGAGAAGTATCCATTCGGCTTAACAGAAAATCGCTCTTTACCGTCCAACAAAAGCTGTCCACTCATGATTGGATCACGGGGATATACAGATGTAATTTGTAGCTGACCGCTCGAGTACATAAAGGTCTGTGTTTCAGTTGAATTTGTAATGGATGAAAAGACATCATTTGCTACTCCGGTTGAGGTAAACGGAGCCACGTTGGGATTATCCCAGTTCGTGTAGTTGTCCCAATCATTGATCAGAATCTTATCCGATCGCTGAGTCGAAAACACGACACGGGTTACCAGATTGAAGAAAGGAATCTCAATATCCGAATTACCACCATACTGTCCTGGATTGTTGACAAAGGTTACTGTCTTGACCAAGAAGGTCTGATCAGCAGTGGCTAACTGGGCCATCTCCATCTCCGTGAGGTAGATGAAATTGCCTTCAAGATACGGATCGGGGAAAAACGTTGTCAAGGATGGGTTGCCGATTGCACCCGTTATAAGGGGTGGGGACAGAAACCGACTAATGCCATCGTTTGAACGGATGCGCTGTCCATACGTAGGACTTGCAGGGACTACATCAATCACCGTGTAGAGTTGGTTCAGGGGGCGAAAGGTTACATTGATAAACACGTCGGAGTTCTGCATCGACACAAGTGGAAGTGCCATTCCGGGGTTCTCAGCAAACCAGAAATGAAGGGGGATGATCAGCTGACGAGACCGAATGGACGGTTCCGGAACCTTCGTATTCGGAATTCCTCCAGGTTGATTCAGAGGTGTCACTGCATGTGGATATTGTCCAAGGCGACCATATGCATTTGCAGGGTCATTCAGCTCGGGGATGTTGCCAACCATCTGATCTACGATTGCACGCTTGTTCGGGTCGTGAGTCAGATAGGAGTAAAACTTCAGCCACTCGCCTGGGAGTCTCTGAAGAACCGTGCCGTTTGCAGTGATCTCAACGTAATCAATCAAGTTATACCCAATATTGTCAATCCATTTGAATTCATATCCAATTGAATTTGAACGTTGATCATATCCGGCTGGCGGAGCAATATTAAGTCCAAGATAGGAGAGGGGCGACCAAATATCAGGAAGGGTCAACACAAGATAGGTGTCGTGAAGCAACTGCGCATACCGGTCAATACGGCATGAAATCGTCCTCGTTGTCGTTGGCGAAAACTCAAGGTTTGAAGCCGTAAATGTCATTCGGATTGACTCCATGGCAAAATTC